CGGCGCGCCCGGCGTCACCAGCGTCGATTGCGACGCCGCGGACGGACGACAGAGGACAGAGGACAGAAAAACGAGGGCGAGAGCGAACGCAAGGCCGAGACCCCTCACCCGCGCGCGGCGCGCGCGACCTCTCCCCGGCGGGGAGAGGTGAAAGAGAGGGCGGCGGAGCATCATCATATCAGCCACCGGCGGCGAGCATTGGGCGGCAAATGCGAGCCGCCGAAATCACGACCCGTAGAAGTAGCCGTAGGCCTTGATGCCGAAGCCGGTATGCGTGAGCGCCGAGGGCGAGGTGAGCACCACGTTGGTGCCCGGCGTCTGCGACTTCAGCGTCGTGGTGAAGTTGATCTCGCGGAAGCTGCACAGCCCAGCGGAGAGCGGCATTGACAGCGACCAGGAGGGATTGATCGAGCCGAGCCCCGTCGAGGTGAAGTTCACGTTGGTCGCGGCGGTGCCGGTCGCGTCCTCGCAGGCCTCGAGCTCGATGCGGGTGATGTAGACGTACTGGCCCGCCGGCGCCGTGATGGTGCAGACGCTCTGGGTGTTGATGGTGTTGAAGTTCGTGCCCTGGCACAGCGGCGCCGCCGCGTCGAGATGCTGCTGCACCTGTTGGGTCGAGGTCTGCGCCGACGCTGTGCCCACGCCACCAAGGAACGCGGCAACGGCGACGAAGGCGGCCGCAAGCGCGGCCGTGAGCCACTTTTTCATGTCAGTTCTCCTGGGATCAAAAGACGGAGACGGTCGTCATGGCGAGGGAAGCGAAGCCATCCAGTGCTGGATCGCTTCGGCGCTGCGCACCTCGCGATGACGGGCGCGAGGGAGGGATCAGAACCCTTCGACGGTGAGAGACAGGCTGCGCACCACGCGCACGCCGGCGTTCAAGACCTTGAACGAGATCGATGACAGCGACAGTGCGGTGATGATGAAATCGTCGCCGGCGGCGGCATTGACGATGCCTTCGCCGATCGCCGGCAGGTTGCCCGGGCCGGGTCCGCCGTTGAACGGCGCCGGCGATGGCGCACCGGTCGGCTGGAAGGTGACGGTGGTGTCGCCCGCCCCCGACGTCGTCACCGCGTAATTGTCGATCCGCGCCGGGATCGTCACCGTGACCTTGAAGGCGAGATCGTAGCCGATCGTGTTCGGGTCGACCGATTGGAGGAACATCGCGACGTCGAGAAACCGGGTCTGATAGGTGCCCGGCGAGAACTTCTGCCAGCCGTTCCAGGCGACGTTGCTGTAGAGATCGGCGGAATTGTAGAGGTCGCCGATGGCGTAGAGATCGCTGGAGATGTTCGCGCCGGTGTTGATCAGCGGATAGCAGTCGACGAACGCGGCGGTGGCGGCGCCGAGGATGTCGGCGGTCGAGAGAATGTCGGACATGGCCAGGATGTTCTGGCCGAGTGGCGCGCCGGTCGGCTGGAACGCGATCGACACCGAGGCATTGGCGACATAGCCGATGTCCAGGAACGCGTTCGACGGGTAGTAGGTGCCCGAGCCGTCGGCGCCGCCGAAGGCGAGGATGTCCGCCGTGTGCAGAATGTCGGCGATATCGAGGATGTTGGCGGTGCCGCCGGTGCGGAGCGCGTTCAGCCCCGAGTCGATGCCGATATTGCCGTCGAAATAGCCCGGCCAGTTGGCCGCCGCGATGTCGAGGTCGAGGATCACGTTCTGCGTGATCACCGCCCCGGAGATGGTGATCGACTGCGGCTCCTCCGAATAGACGACGAGACCGGAGGCCGGCTGGCAGCGTCCCGACACCCAATAGGTGCCATTGCCGGGGACGGTGAACGGCGACTGGGCGTCGATGTCGAGCGTGACGCCGGTCGACCAGGAGGTGCCGCTCCGCACCTCGTAGGTCGGCGCCCGGAAGTCGTCGAGCTTGTCCCAGATGAGCTGCTCGAAGCCGGTGTTGACGTTGAACACCGAGCGCAGATTTTGCACGTTCGGCAGCGGCGACGCGAGCGCCGCGCCGGTGATCGTGTAGGCGTAGGCGGCGACCTCGCTGAGGTCCTGGAAGCCGCCCTGATAGACGTTGAAGCCGCGAAACTTGACGTAGATCGTCTGCCCGATCTGAGACTGATCGAACGGCAGCTTGACGAGCTGATCATCGAGCCGGCAGAAGGCGCTTCCCGTCGGATGGTCGACGATCTCGGTTTCGGTGCCGAACGCGCCGCGGACGAGATAGCTCAGCGCGTATTTGTTGGTGCCGGTAAGGTTCGCGTTGGCATAGGCGAGGATCTCGCCGCCCCCCATCGCCTCCCCGATGTAGCAGGCCGTGGCCAGCGCCGTGGCATCGGCGACCGTGGCCGCCTCGAGCGAACCATTGCTCTCCGTCAGATCGACCGCCAGCGTATGGACATCGTCGATCGTCTGCCCGGTGTGATTGATCGCAACCGCCGGCAGGTCGGCGGTCGTCACGCCCATGCGCGCGGCGCCGTGGACGGTCGTGACATACTTGTAGGGCCCAGCCGGGTCGGTCGCGAGCCACACCTCGCAGCCGCCCCAGGTCGCGGGATGTTGGCCGCACACCGCCGCCCAGACCTCGAGGCCGCCGGCGAGCTGGTCGGTCGGCTCGAAGATGATCGGGGCCGCCGCCGGGCCGGGATCGGCGTTGAAGGCCGGGAGGAAACCGGCATTTTCCTGGATGTCGTAGAGCGGCGCCGAGACCGTGCCGGGGAAGTCCTCGGCGGTGAAGATCAGGCCGCCGTCGGTGTCCTCCTTGATGTCGGTGACGCGCACCGGCGCCTTGGCGATGCCCTGGCCCGGGTCCGAGACCGTGACCAGGTCCATCGGATCGAGCAGGATGAATTCCCGCCCGAGCTTGAACTGATAGGTGCACGGGATCTGCTCGCGGGCGAGCTGCAGCGCCGCGGACTGCTGCGCGGCCGCGCCGAGGCAGAAGAAGTCGTAGCGGCGCTCGGCCGAGCGGACGCGGCCGAACATCTCGATCGAAGCTTCGTCCTGCGCTTCGATGGTGACCGGATTGTAGAACCGCGAGCGATCAAGATAGGTGATCTTGATCGAATTGAGCATCTGGTCCTGGGCCTTGCGCACCACGACCAGCGGAGAATCGGTGACCTGGCCGGAGCCGATCGTCGGCTGGAACGGCAGGAAATTGTCGAGCGTCAGATCGTAGATCGGCGTCGCGTTCGGCTGATAGGACGCCGTCGCCGCATGCTTGTAGGTGATGTCGACGGTGGCACCGCCATCCGCGGTGTTGAACAGGTACACGCCAGGGCCGAGCGCCGGATCGACGAAATACTGGCCGCCCAGCGGCACGCCATTGGTGACCCGCGCGAGCGGTACGCCGGTGTCGTGATAGACGACCGAGACATCGCCGGCGAACTTCCCGGCAAACGAGACCGGCACCCAGGGCTGTTCCGGCAGCGCCGGCACCGTGTGGGTCTCTTCGGCGGTCAGGAGGTCGCCCACGGTGATCGCCTGATCACCGTACGGCACCACTTTGAGGATCCCGCCGGACCAGCACGCGTTGCTGTTGGTCGCCTTCAGCAGGTCGTTGAGAAACGACGATGCCGTGACCTGGGAGGCGAGGAGTGGCGACACGACAAGCCCGGTGGCGAAGCAGTATTGCTGCCACGGCGTCAGATCGCCCATGCGCTCGGCGGGAAAGCCGATGCCGCGCAGCGGATCGGTGAAGACCTTGGTCCAGCAGACGGTCGGATCGCCGTCAGGCGCGCCGGCGATGACGTGCGAGTTGGTCGAGCGGACCTCGAAGTTGAGCTGCGGCAGCGCCGGCGACGGACCGAGATAGAAGGCGCCCAGCCCGACGTAGCAGAGCCCGCGATGGAAATCGATGGCCGGATCGAATGTGAGGCCGAACGCCCACTGGTTTTGTTGGTAGGTGCCGAGGAACGGCGTGCCGCCCTTCTGTGAGAGGAAGGCCGTGGCGCCGTTGATGTACATAAACGGGATCTCGGCGATGTCCGGCCCTTCGCAGAGCGCGAGCATCACCGATGTGCTGTAAACGAACCCGGAGCCGGAGCCGCGGAACAGGCCGCCTTTGCCGGTCTTGGTCGGCGTGGACGTGAAGCCGCCGTACTCGATCAGATTGCCGGCAAGCCGCTGCTGGCCGCCGAGCAGCCACGGAATCGGCACGCCCTGCAGCGAACTGGTGACGCGCAGCGCGACGGCCGGCTGCACGGTCTGCTGGCCGCGTGCGCCGAACAGCCCCGTCAGTAGCGACATTTTTAATCCGCTCGCGCTTGCCGCCCGCCAACCCAAGCGCTCGCGGCTTGATGCTGCCTACCATCGCGTGAAGAACCTCGGGCGCCGCTGCGGATCGGCGAGCTCGCCGTCGCGGCCGCCGCATTGCATGACGCAGCCCGACAGCGAATGCGCATGGATGATCGCGTGCGGCCAGCCCGGCGAGACGATGATGGCGCCGTGCGCCCAGCAGCGGCCGAAGCGGTAGAGCACCACGTCAGCGGGCTTCGCCTCGGCCTCGGCGATCTCGCGCGAGCGCGCGGTGACGAGCTCCAGGAACCGCTCCTCGCTCCGGTGCAAAAAGAACTGTTCTGAGTAATATCCGGTATCAAACGCATCGATGATGCCGGCTTCGGCATAGACACCGATCAGAAGCTGCGCGCAGTCGACACCGACACCTTTGAGCCTCGCATGCGAATGGTACCGCGTGCCGAGCCAGGAGCGCGCGATCGCCTCGACGCGGCGCCGTTCGTGGAGTTCGCGAGGATCCATGTCAGTTGCCGGCCACCGTCACTTCGGGCGCCGGGATTTTCCGCTGGCCGCCGAACTGCGGCAGGTTGCCGAAGGCGGTGCAGTCCTTCACCGTCTTGCGACAGCCCGGATAGGCGACGAAGGTGTCGCCGGGCGCGACCGCGTATGGCAGCGGAATGCGCAGCGATAACATCGCGCCGCCGTCCCACATGACGATCTGGCGCCAGATGCCGGCGTTGCGGCCGCTCGTCATCTGCAGCGTGCCGAGTGCGTACGTCTTCGATCCCGCCGGCGTCGCAAGGCCGGGCGCGAGAATGAGCAGCGGCGAGGAGCCCGCGCCGGCAACGCCGGACACGGCGAAGGCCGCCCGGTTCATGTTGCCGTTGGCGTTGCAGCCGGCATCGAACAGCATGTGCCGGCACATGCCCTGGAAGAAATTGCGCGGCAGATCCTTGTCGGCGAGGCTGAGATAGTCGTTGACCGTCAGCACCGCGGCGATGTCGGTCGTATCGACCTCGGCAACGAGGCCGGCAAAGATCGTAAGTGTCGCCAGCGGTGCGGCGCCGCCAGGCGGCATCGGCCAGGTCGGCACGCTCGCAAAATAGGCGCGGTCGACCTGGAAATCGGCGGCCGCGAGCGCGCCGCTGCGCACCGCCTCGAGGAACGGCACCGAGCCGATCGTGTCCGGGAACGCCGCGTCGGTGACGAGATCGAACGGCCGTGGCATCATGACCACGGTCCACTGGTTTGAATCGAGCCCGATCTTCCATTGGGCCTGACTCTTGCCGGCTTTCGGCGGCAGGTCGACGCGGACGCCGCCCGACGCGTAGACGCCCGAGGGCTGCGCCAGGCCCTGATAGTTCGTGCCGGTGCCGCAATTGATATCGAAATCGGCCGTGGTGTAGCGGAGCACCGTTGAGCCGCCGGCAAGCGTGATGCTGTAGAGATCGAATTCGCAGAACGCTGCCGTGGTCTCGCCCGACGCCACGTCGTTGAGCAGCGCGATGAGCGCCGGATCGGCCGCTTTCATGGCAGCTTTTCCGTGGTGAACTTTAGCGACTTCAAGCGGAAGAGGCCGGCCATGAAATTCTCGAACTGGCCGACGTCGTCATCGTCAAAGCGGCAGGGCCAGTAGAATTGCCCGGTCCAGGAGAGCACCGTGCCGGCCGCCGGTGCGTCGCCAAAGGTCAGGCGCCCATAATCGTCGATGGTGAAATCGACGGTCTGCGCCTGATCGATGAAGACGCTCGGCGTCCCGTTGATCAGAAATACCGGCTCGGTGAAGCCGCCATAGGTGCGCACGAGCTGGAACGGACCCGTGGTCGCGCCGTCGCCCTGGCCGAATTGCTGGCCGCTCGCGGTGTCGTCGTTCGGATCGTCATAAGCCCAGAGCTGCGCCGGTCCCTGCACCTGCGCGATGAAGCCGGCCAGCGTCTGCAGCTCGAGATAGGCGGCCGCGTTTCTCAGGACGTTGAAGGCGATCTCGTAGCTATAGGTCGGGTAGGTGCGCAGCGGATAGCGCGCGCGCTTGCCGGAGAACGCTTCCTGCTGCGCCGTCATGAAGCGCGGCGCCGAGCGTTTGATCGGAAACGCGAGCCCGATCAGCGAGGGAAAGACCGGAGGCATCACGCCGCCATGCTCGGGTTGAGACGGCCGTAACGGCTGAGCGCCCGCTGGATCTGCGGAATGAGCTGATTGACATAGGCCTGATGGCCGATGAACGTACCAATGTGGAAGTGCACGTCGCCGCCGCCCGCGCCAGGAGCGCCCTGGTAGGGCGTCGAGACTTTCGCCGGTACGATCGTCTCCCCGGCATGGATCATGGCGAGGCCGGGCTTGAGCACGTAGCCGCCAACATCGAGCTGGGAGACGCCAGCGAGCGCCATGGCGCCCGCCTCGACGCTGGCAGCGAGCGCGGTCGCTTCAGGGATGGCCGCCGGACCCTGGGTCGGCGCCAGGAAGGCGGCAAAGCCGGCGAAGGCCTGGCCGACATTGGCGTTGATGCCGGCGATGCTCTGCGCGATGTTCGCCGGATTGCCGAACGCGTTGGTCAGCATCAAAGCGAGCTTCTCGATTGCGAGCCGCTCGAAGAACTGGATGATGGCGATCACCAAGTCGGCGAAGATGTTCTTCATCGCCTGCGCCCACGTCGTCGTGCCGGCGAGCAGGCCACGCAGCTGCGAATCCCAGGCGCCCTGGACGGTCGAGAGCACACTCGTCCAGTTTTTCACGCCTTCGACGAAGGCCTGATCCTCGACCTTGTTTCGCTCCGTCTCACCTTTCAGCTTGATCTTGGTGAGCTCGTCTTGGAGCTTTTGGTATTGCTCCTTTGTCAGGCCCTGAATGCGCAGCGCCTGCTCGAGCTCGGCGCTCTGGAACTGTTCCCTCTGATTGATCGCTTGGACGAGATACTGGGTCTTTTGCTGCTCGGTGATCTGGAACGTCTGCGCCAATGTCGTGATGTGCTCGACGTCGGCCTGGTAGGCTATGTTCTCCTCTTCCATGCGCGCGCGCAGCGCTTCGAGCTGCGCCTTGATCGCGTCGCCGGCGCTGAAGTTGATGCCGGGCGCGTTCTCCTTCGCCGCAGCCGGGGGTGCCCCGCCGCCCATGCCGGCGCCGCGCATTTGCGAGACGTCGGGCGGCAGCATGGCCGCAAGCGACTTGCGCGCTTCCTCGGCGCCCTTGTGGATCGCCTCGAGCCTTTGCTCGATTGTCAGGAGGCCCTCGGCGGCGCCGGCCTTGCCTGCCTCGCCGAATAATACGATCGGCTTGTCCCATTCCTCGCGGATGCGCCTGATGATGTGGTCATCGGGGTCCGAAAAGAAGCGCACGGTCGCAGCCGCCGGGCCTGTCAGTGTCACCGAGAGCTGTGGCTTCAGACTTTCGAGTTGCGCCTTGAACGTCTCGATCTGCAGGCCGAGGCGGGCGAAGAACGCCATCACGCTCTCGGCGATCGAGATCATCGCATTGCCGATCGTGGCAACGGCGCTGCGAATATCCTCCGCCTTGATGCTCTGCAGCCAGGCGGTGAAGCCCTCCACGGTCTGGTCGATCGCCGGCTTGAGAGTAGAAAAGATGCGCGCGCCGAGGCTCTGCGCGCTGATGCCAAGGAGGCTCAGCTTCTCATGCGTGTCGGCCATGCCAGGGATGGCCTCGGCCAACCCTTCCGAGGCCTGGCGGACCGCCGCCTGGAATTCGCGGAAGCGCTCGGCGCCGGCGAGGAGGCTCGGCAGGATCTGGGCGACGCCGCGGCCGCCGATCTCCATCAGCGCATTTGTCAGATTAAGCGACGGATTGAACCGCTCGGCCGCCTCAGCGAGCTTCGCGTAATACTGGTCGACCGGCAGGCCGATGAGGTCCTGCGCATTCAGGTGCAGGATTTTCAGCGCCTGGGCGGTCGGATTGAAGCCGTCGCGCGTCGAACGCTGGATGTTGAGCGTCATCCGCTCGATGCCGGTCGAGAGATCCTCGATCGTCGTGCCGGTCAGCTTGGCGAAGCCGGAGAGCTCGATCACCTGCTGGTTCGAGGCACCGAGAACGGCAGCCGTGGATGTCGTCTTCTCGCCGAGCTCCGCCATCGACTCGACGAAGGTCTTGAGGCCTTCGATCGAGAGCGCCACGCCGAACGCCTCGGCGACGCGCCGCAGCGAGTTGCGCAAATCCTCGATCGAGGATTTCACCCCGTCGACGCCCTCGACAAGGTCGGTGATGTTGGCGCCGAAGCGGACCTGGACGTCGGGCGTGGGCATGTCATCACCGGATCATGCCGCCCGGGAACAGGGCGAGCAGCTCGTGAAAATTCTTTGTGGGCTTCGGCTTGGGCTTGATGCCGACGAAGGCGGCCACCATCCGCCGCAGCGGCGGGCAGTCGTCCCAGGAGCGGCGCAGGGCTTCGAGGAAACGGGTATCGACCTGGTCGAGGACCTCATCGAGGGTCCAGCCAAGGTCCTGGCAGAGATCGTGCGGCGAACCTTTCCCAGTCTACCTCGTCAAAGCGCTCGCCGCCGACGATTCCCCCTCGGCCGCCTCCACCTTCTTGCCGCCGGCCTGCTCGATGACCACCCGCGCCGCGGCGATGAGATCGTCGATGGTGACTTCCAGGTCGAGCAGATCGTCGGCGCTGATATTCGGGTGCGCCCGGCGCAGGCCGATACAGACGACGTCGACGACGGCGTCGATCGTCTCCGCATCGAACGCCTTCTCCTCATGCATGCGCATCAGTTTCGGCATGTGCCGCGCCAGGGCGATGTTCTGCCGCAGCGTTAGCGGCAGCACGACGAGCTCGAGCCCGCTGAGCCCACGCCCCCCTAACGTCACCCTGCGGCCGGCGGCAAGATCGGCCTTCTCGTCCAATTCCAAGCTCATTGTTTTCTCCGCGCTCGCGCCATTGCCCCTCACCCGTCGCGCTGGCGGGGCAACCCCATCGCGCTTTGCGCGAT